CACTGCCAAAGGACTCCATTGGAGAACTTTGTTCCTCCCAGCAAGCAGAATAAATCTGCATTCCGAGCACTTACGTAGCCCGGACCCAGCGGTTTTTAAGTATGACTGAACCGCGCAGTGCAGAATGTGTTAAGGAAGACTCAACACTAGGAATCGAGGGATCTGCATCTCTCGACTTCTGAATGAAGAACTTCATTAACGCGCCATACCCGTCCAGTTGATCAGTGCGATTAACTGGTGTTGGAACCAACGTCTTTACTTCTAAACGTTGGAAATCATTGTTCCACCGTGAGGCGGAACAATAACCCAAAAACGAGTAATAGCCAAGTCCGGGACTATCTTCGGGAACGTATGGTAAATCACCTACGATCCTGTTGATCTTATCCTGCATCAACTGGGCCGTCTGCCAGTATCCCTTTTTGTAAAAGAGGTTCCTGGTAGCAACCCATGAGATAATGGATCGGACTTGTCGCTTGTTCTTAGGACACACTTGACGAAGGTAAACCGGTGTTACGGGTTCACCATCAAATGCATCAACACCACATGACTCTCTAAATTTTCCAAGATAGAAAGTCTTATTGGTGTTTACCTTGCAATTGTACTTTCGCAGGTAATCAAGAACAACGGTCGCATTCGTAGTGGGTACGATTATATCGTCCCCATATACGTATAACAGTCTAGAAACTTTAAAAACATTCCTAGCTGTTACGGAAAGGTTCATGTCTTTCAGCAAAGCGATTACACATATAGTGTAAAAGTACATCGCTTCAACTGGAAAACATAGAGCACTGCCCATCGAGGCAAACTTTCTAAGTGGCCCATAAATCGAACCATCAGGAAGTTCCGCCCTTGTCGAACGACATGCGTCGATCGAGTCCATAAGATCAGGACACGACCTAAACATTTTTAACGCTAGGTCACGCGGAACGCGGTCGCTAGCATCAGAAAGATCAATCGTTGCTAATTGACCGTCCTTCGAAGCACTCACAGCCAAGCTCTGATTAACTCGCTGATCACGAAAGTTAATGTGACCACGCGTCAACCAGTACGATTCGAGTCTAGAATACAAATAGTCTCGAATCCCTTGTTGCGTGTATTGCATACAGCAAGGCTCGATTGCTATGATACGGGGTGCCTTCAACGTTTTCGGAACACCAACAACCCTAACGGGTTGCTCAAGGTGTTCTGGCACGATTGTGACGTCTGCGAGCTCCTTCGAATCTAACGGCGTGCCCAAAGGGTACGCAGTATCGATAAGAGGGAAGTAAGGCTCAAGACGATCATGCCAATACAACCAGGCGTATTTCTGATTTCCAGAAACGCGCTCGGCTGTTGCTCCCGGCCCGTGCCGAGGAATAACATCGGTACTTCGAAAATTACGTACCATATTATCCCAGAGCACAGCAGAAACAGAAAGAAAAGCATCTGTATCTGCATCTGAGAGCTGAAAATCGTCGAAAGACTGCTCAATTTCGAGGAAACCCTGAAACGCGGCTGCGACCCTCGACGGGCTGCAGTCAATTTCCACCTTCTTGAATGTAAGACATATCTGTCGTACAGAGTCAAGATAAATAGAAATATCGTTAGCAGGTCCTCCAACTTTGGTTGGGGGTATTTCATACGATATTACCTTTCCGGTTTCTACATCAAAGATATGACGGGTGATCCCCTGCAAAAACGCAGGCATCACCGAGTCCTTAGCACGTTTCCAACGTGAGAAGAGCTTCGCGTCAACAACCCCAAATTCAAGAGCTCTTTCGAGATCTCGACAGAAGTTGGGAAGGGTTATTGTTAAAAACGATAATCCCTCGTCTTTGATGCGTGATCTAATTGTTTTAAGATCACGAAAATCAGAAACATCAGCGACACACTTGGCCACAGCGTCTTTATAGACTGCTTCGGCCATCTCCAGGAAATCACTTACGTTGCTTTTCAAGTCAACCTCCTTAATTGGAAGCAAGACTTCAAGCCACGTAGTTTTCCTCCCGTTGCAAACGGTGCAATCCTTTACTACACGTTAGATAGATCGATTTGATCTTGTTCACTGATGGGGACGCCGTCGAAACCCACTCTCGTGGATTCGATTTTTGTCCAACCATCAGCGGGCAAAGTTTTGTCGAGATCACTCTCGACTCCTTCATGAAACTCATCAACTTTACGTTGATGAACCTCAGGAGATAGGGTCTGAACGGAGCGAAGAGCTTGACGCTCTTTCTCTTTTTCAGCAGCTATAGCTTCCAATAAAGGAAGAATTTCACTTATCGCTAAGTGAACTATAGCAAAGGCCTTAACGAATGTTTTAAAATTCATTAGGTCCTCCTATGATTCTTGGCCGTAGAGCTTATCGATCACCGTGTTGTCTATGGCGCCTTCAATACCGGCCCATAGCTGTTCTACCTGGGTCGTCGTAAACCCAACTAAGGGCCTATCGATGACAAAGTAGATGCTCAGCGTCTCGTAGTCGTTCACCGCTGTAAGCGGATCGGGTACGATAGCCTTTTGATCAATCCTCCACATCGACCTAACACGGTCGCCTGAGGCGGGCTGATGCGAGATCGTCAGGGTGAAGGTTCCATCATTCTTTTGATAGACACTCTTCTTCCCGTTCGTTTCTATGCGAGGCATAGACTGAGCAACAGCATTGACTGTAATGGATTGTGGATCGGAAAACATTGTGGTTGACCTCCAAAAAGATTTATGGAACGGTTAACCCAATGGAAGAAAACCAAATCGTTCTGCTTTGATTTTCCGTACTTTAGCCATTGGAAGATTGAACGCAGGCTTAATCTCATGATTAGTTGTTTAGAAAAATCGAGTGAGACCAAGTGCTCCCGCGATCGCTAACTGCCTTGCCGACAAATTAGACAAGGAGAGGTTGAGCCCATAAGGACTAAGTGCCCCTTCTCGCTGTGTTGTCTTCAAACCGACGACAAACTCAGCGGTTAATGTCCCCGACGGAAACGGAAGAGTCGCTACATAGCGACGCTGCGTTACCTTTCTAGAGGTGACATAAAGGTACTTAGCTGCTACGCTGTCGATTAACATATCATTTACACGATCGACGTATCGACCGGTATCTGATATCCAATCAGCAGCCCAGGTCCAGGGAGTCGCCTTATAGATATTTGAAGGTGAAATCCGGACCCCGTAGACGGTAAGTTGTCTTTGGAGTTTACGGATGGAGTCGATATAACCTCCATCTTGAGACCTATCAAACTCTGGTCGGTAGTAACGAAACATTCCTACAGAAGTAATATGGGTAGATGTTTCATCCCATATTTCATAAGTAGGAGATGCAGCGCCGAACCAACCACCTGATTGGAATGTGGTACTGGGAAATAAAAACATCCCAATACCTCCTCCAACCTTGGTGGAAGTTTCCTCGACCTTTAGGGTTGCGCGGTTCCTTATCCATTGACCATTTTCATCTTGCAAACGCTTGATGATATTGTCAATATCGGTGATAGTGTTATAAAAACCACTAACATCCTTGGTAAAGGGCCTCCAGCCGAACTGGTGATTGAGAAACTGGTCCGCGGCGCCTTTAGGCGTCATCGTTTTTGATTTAAGATGTCCTCCTAGAGACTTCCATATATCATGGAAGAGACGAGAAGTAGTCTTAAGCATACGTGGAACGTCGCGAAATTCTGCGGCGAAAACGTATCCAGAGGCTTTCTCAAGTTTAGGCGCGGTCGACGACCATGCCTTGCTACCCCATTCACTAAGCCCTGTGGCTGAAAAGCTCCCGTTGTTGAAAATGAGTTGATCCCCAAACGGAAAATAAACATTTCCCGAAGGGGCAAGCCCAAATTCACCACGAGAAGGGATGTCAAACCCTCCAACGTACCGGTTGGTACCATTTGGATGGTAATACGTCCCCACAGCACAAGGAACCTCGAAAGGTTCACAACACGAGATTTTAATGGACCGCATAGGACCCCCGGATTCAAAAGGCGGGCCAGGATGGGTTGAATCCCACATGGCTTGAGCCTTAAGACCAGGATATCCTAACGAGGTTATAGAAGAAAAATCCCTCGTAGGTGCGGCCACCCACTTCTTTAGAGACGAGCTGAAGGACTCAAAATGTCCTAGAGGTATCGACCCCGAGAGAGGCAAAGGCGTAATTAAACGCCGGACTCGTGCTTTGCTTTGTGACATTGACGACTATCTCCTTATGCGTGACGATTTTGGTTCGTGAACCTAATGCATCTGCAAATCGTTCACGATAACAAAGAACACCATCGCTGATGTTCTGTGGCCCCCAAGGGGGC